AGCCCGCACAGATCGCTTAGTTTTAGTAAATTTTACGACTCTACGCGATACCGTCTCATAGTGAGACTTCGCCCCATTTTATGACGGGGCGCGGGCCCATTTATGGGAAGCCGTTTTATTTAATTTTACAAAGGACTATAAAAAATATTAAAGTGAACACGAAAATTCAGTGGGGGGAATGCAACTTGGAATTAGTGTCAATTCGGGAACTTGCGCGGCGGCGCGGGTGCAACGAGTCAAACATTCGGCAAAAGATAAAACAGGGATTTATCCCTGAAGAGTGTTTCGTTACTGTTGAGGGGGACCGCCACCGTAAAATTGATTATGATGCGGCCACCTTTGCGCTCGACGCGTGCACGGATGCGGCCACCTCGCAAGAACAAGCCGTTGAGAAATTAAAAAAGGGTAAGTTAGTTGGTAAAAAACAGAGCCCTCAACAGCAAACAAACGCCAAAGAGGCCGAACAACAGGGCGCTTCGAAGGTCACCGGCGAAGAAAATAATGTGAAAACCGGCAAAGCCGATGACAAACCAAAAGAAAAACTTAGCCGCGAAGAGGTACATGCCGAACAGTTTAGGAAACAAAAGTTCGACGGTCTAGTTTTAGATAACGAGTCGGGCTATTATTTTGCTGATGACGTTCAAGTGGAAGACTTTGAGGGTAAAAAAATTGTTACCGCTAAAGATGTTTTACTTACGAACGCTGAAAAATATCAGAAACACCGCGCACTTACCGAGGCCCTCAAGGCCGAACAGTTACAAATGAAGCTCGACATTGACAAAGGAATACTCGTTGACGGTGAACAACTAAGAAAACGAATCATGAAAATAGGCGTTGAGACTCGGGACGCCATTCAAAACATTCCCGAACAGTACGGCCCAGACCTTTTAGCGTGTAAAGACTTGATCGAATTGCAGACAACTTTGAGCCACGCCATTAATAAAGCCCTCGAGAACTTAAAGAGGTTGCAGAAATGAACGCCGGCGAGTCCCTTTCAATGTTGATTATGATTATAATTTTTTGCATTGCCGTTATGGTTTGGTTGTCCCTTGGAAGTTGAAGACGTTGACCAATGGTTTTATGAAGCAATGAAACCCGAACCAATCCTTCGAGTGAGTGATTGGGCGGACAAACATAGAATGTTAAGTTCAAAAGCTGCAAGCGAAGCGGGCCCTTGGCGAACCGAGCGGACCCCATACCTTAAAGAAATTATGGACGTTCTAAGTTCGGACCACCCCGCCCGCAAGGTTGTGTTTAAAAAGGGCGCCCAAGTTGGGGGAACCGAAGCCGGTAACAATTGGATTGGTTACATAATTGACAACTCACCCGGTCCGCTCTTAATGGTTTTACCTCGAGTGGAAGACGCTCGAAGAAACTCACGACTAAGAATCGAACCATTGATTGCCGAGTCGCCAAGGCTTCGGAAAAAAGTTGCAGCGGCAAAGTCGCGTGACTCTAATAATACAATATTGCAAAAGAGTTTTGACGGTGGGGCTTTAGTAATGACCGGTTCGAATTCGGTTGCGGGTCTTAAATCAATGCCCGCTCGGTTTCTTTTTTTAGACGAGGTCGACGAATACCCGCAAGACGTTGACGGTCAAGGGGACCCAATTAGTTTAGCGTTAGCGAGGTCGAGGACATTTTCAAAACGTAAAGCGTTTCTAGTTTCAACACCCACTATTGACGGGTCTTCAAAGATCGATTCGGAATTCCAATTAAGCGACCAACGATATTATGAAGTGCCGTGCCCGGACTGCAACCACTTCCAAAAACTAAGTTTTAAAAATTTACAATGGGAAGAGGGTAAGTCGCAAACGGTTCTATACTATTGCATTGAGTGCGGCGTCGGAATACCAGAGAACCAAAAAACTAAAATGTTAAAGGCCGGCAAGTGGGTTGCCCAAAACCCAGAGTCTAAAGTTGTTGGCTTCCATTTGAATTCTTTGTACTCGCCGGTGGGTTGGTATTCTTGGAGCGAGGCCGCCGAAGAGTTTGAAGCGGCTAAAAAGGAATTGGAAGAAGAGAAGAAGACCGAGAAAATGCGGGCCTTTGTTAACACGGTCTTGGGGAAAACTTACCGCGAAGAAGGCGACTCGCCCGAGTGGAAAGTTTTGTATCATGCCCGCGAAGAGTACACGGTTGGAGTTGTTCCGCCGGGGGGTTTATTTTTAACGGCCGCCGCTGATATTCAAAAAGATAGAATTGAAATTGAGGTTGTGGCTTGGGGCCGGCTCAAAGAGAGTTGGTCGGTTGACTACGTTGTCTTAACCGGGCGAACAGACCAACCCGAAGTTTGGAAAAAATTTGAAGAGTTTTTGGAGCGAAGTTACAATGTTGCCGGCACCGACATTGAAATGCCCTTGCGTTTGGTCGGGGTCGATTCAGGATATAATACAAATCACGTCTATAACTTTTGTCGCAAATTTCCAATCACTCGAGTTGTACCTTTGAAGGGGTCGGACAACATGGCCATTCCGGTGGGGATGCCGCGAACTATTGATTACCGGCATAGTGGGAAGCTATACAAAAGGGGTGTAAAGGTCTGGTCGGTCGGCGTGTCACTTTTAAAAAGCGAACTTTATTCTTGGTTAAAATTAGACCGGCCAATCGGCGAAGACCAATACCCGAGCGGGTTTTGTCATTTTCCGCAGTACGACGAAGAGTATTTCAAACAACTCACGGCGGAAAAAGTAATAGTCAGAAATAACAATCGGGGGTATGCGGTAAGTGAGTGGGTTAAATCGCGAGAACGAAACGAAGCACTCGACGTTCGTGTATATAATCGGGCCGTCGCGTCATTGGTTGGCATCGACCGTTTTAAAGAAAATGATTGGCTTCGCTTTGAAAGAAACATGGGGGTTGCGAAACCTCTGAAAAAAAAGAATAATAAACGTGACACAAAAAAGGAAGCGGGCCAAACTTCTCAAAAGAAGAAACGCCGCTCAACTTTTTGGTAACGGCATTCGGGGGGATAGTCTTTGGCGAAAAATGACACTGCGTTTACGCAAGAAAATTTAGTTGCCCTTGAAAAAGCAATTACCGACGGCGTCCTTCGAGTTAAGTACACGGACAAAGAAGTCGAGTATCGACGACTTGACGAAATGCTAAAAATCCGAAACCTAATGAAAAAAGAACTCAACGGTAAGAAGTGCGGGGAACCCGGACTCTTCGGCGGGCGGCGCATAACGGGCCGTCACTCTAAAGGATTGGGCGACTGTTAAAATGAAATTCAATCTATGGCGCAACAAGAAAACTTCAAAATCCAAACGTGGTTACGACGCCGCGTCAAAATCTAAAAGGCTAAAAAGTTGGTTCGCTTCCGGGCGCTCGGCCAACGGTGAGACCTCGATTGCGTTGCCGATGTTAAGGGGCCGTTCGCGGGACCTTCGTCGTAATAATTCGTATGTTGCTAAAGCCATAATGGTTTTGTCGTCTAATATAGTCGGCGCCGGGATTAAGGTTCAATTTAATGAAAGTGGTTTTACTGACAAAGACGGGCCGGTTGAAGAGGCTTGGAAACGTTGGGCAAGTTCGACTGACTGCGACTTTGATGGGCACCACAACCTTGACGGACTGCAAGGTTTAATAATGGAAGCCGTTGTTGAGTCGGGCGAAGTTTTAGTTCGTAAGCGGTTTAATACCGCAATGAGCTTCCCGCTACAATATCAAGTTTTAGAGTCGGACTTCTTAGCGATTGTTAAGACCGGTCTCGCCCCCGAAAAAGGGAACACAATTATTCAAGGGATTGAGTTCGACCAACAAGGTCGAAGGGTTGCTTATTGGCTTTATAATAGGCACCCCGGCGGGCAGGACAAACATGGTTTGTTTTCTTCTGTTGAAGCCAAGAGAGTTCCCGCCGACGAAATTTACCACATATATAGAATGGACCGACCGGGCCAAGCCCGAGGCATCCCTTGGGGCACGCCTTGCATGGTCCGAATAAAAGACCTCGACGATTTCGCCGACGCGACGGTCATGAGGCAAAAAGTCGCGGCTTGTTTTACAGCATTTGTAAGAGACCTTTCAATTGATAGTTCAACCGACGACGACGACGATTGCGACTTAATGGAACGCTTAGAGCCGGCACTCATTGAAGAGCTTCCCGCCGGTAAAACAATCGAGTTCCCGAACTTACCAACTCCAGAAAATTACAAAGAGTTTACTTCGACCGAACTTCATAACGTGGCCGCGGGCTATGGGATAACTTACGAAAGTTTAACCGGGGACTTTAGCGACACGAATTTTTCAAGTGGCCGAATGGGTTGGATTGAATTCAGTCGCTTAGTTAAGAAGTGGCAAAAACAAATTATGGAATTAAGATTTTTAACTCCGGTGCTCAATGACTTCAAACAGGTCTTAGCAATTCAAGGGGTTAATGCTTCGGGGGCAACTCATAGGTTTGTTCCGCCAAGGCGTGAAATGATTGACCCAACTAAAGAAGTTCCGGCAATCGTTGACTCAATTCGTGCGGGCATAACAACATTGTCTGACGAAATCATGTCCCAAGGCGGCGACCCAAGCGAACACTTGGCAAAATACAAAAGCGACATTGATGCAATTGACAAATTAGGATTAACCTTAGACTCGGACGCCCGCAAGACTGCGAAGAACGGACGAAGTCAAGATTCAAACAAAGAGGGGGAACCGTCAAATGAAACGCAAGATTAAAGTTAAGCGTGAACGTTTGCATGCAAGCTTCAGGGCTTCGAGTTTCAACGAGGACGAAAATAGTATTGAAGTGGTTTTCTCAACTGGTTCGAAAGTAAAAAGGTTTTCGTTTTCTGAAGGGGAATTTTTCGAAGAGTTAAGTTTGAAAAAATCGCATGTTAACCTTTCACGTTTCAAGTCCGGTGCGCCGGTCTTAGACAACCACGGAACCGCTCAAAGTATTTTTGGTGGGGGCGGCATTAGTGGTCTTGACGATGTTATAGGCAAAGTCGAAAGTGCCCGAATCGAAAAAGACAAAGACGGCCAAAACATTGGGGTTGCAAAAGTTCGCTTGACCAACCGACCCGAACGAGCCGGAACCGTTCAAGACATTCGCGAAGGAATTATTACCAAGTTAAGCATTGGTTACCGCGTGAATAAATTTGAAGAACAAAAACAAAAATTCGAAGACTTACCTGTTTTGCGGGCGGTTGATTGGGAACCAATGGAATTAAGTTTCGTTGCAATTCCCGCCGACGACGGGGCGCAAGCTCGAAGTCTCGACGAACAATTTTTTAATGACGTTGAAGTAATAAGAAATCAACCAATACAAGGGGGGGCCATGAGCCTGTTTAAGATAAAAAGAAAAGAGGCCGAAGCCAAACGTGCAAAGGCCCTCGAGTTACGCAATGAAGGCGAAGAGGAACAAGCCGTTACAACGGAAACGGAAGCGGCCGCATTAGATGCCGATGCCGACAAATTGGAAGCCGACGAAAAAGCGGCGACCGACAAAGAAGCGGCCGACAAAGAAGCGGCCGACAAAGAAGCTGCGGACAAAGAAGCCGCAGACAAAAAAGCTGCGGACGATGCCGCGCGTGCTGCAAAAGTTGCAACAACGCAAGTCGACCCCGAAGCTATTCGCTTGGCCGAAATTAAACGCCAAGACGATATTCGCAGCGCGGTTACAGTTGCAAAACTTGAACCGAAGTTTGCGGACACTCTTTGCCGAGACGCAAAGATTACAGTGACGGACGCCCGTGCACTTATTTTTGAAGAAATGGAAAAAAGAACTAGCAGTGTAACAATGAACCAACGAGTCGAGGTAAAAGACATGGAACAAAAAGAGTTAAGAAAAAAAGCGGCGGTAAGAGGTTTGTTACACCGCACGAACCCAGCACTTTATAAGTTGGAAGAGGGCGACACTGAGTTCCGCACGGACTCACTCGTTCAAACTGCAAGAAATTTTCTTGCAAGTGAGGGCGTGACTAACGCTCACACGTTAACTAAGAATGAAGTTGCAACTAGAGCGTTGCACCACTCTTCAGACTTTCCAAATGTTTTAGCCGACGTTTCGAACAAAAGTCTTTCCGATTCTTACGCTTCGGCCCCGGCAACATTTATGCCGTTCGTGAACGAAACAAGTGTTCCCGATTTCAAAAACATTAACAAAATGAAGCTAAGTGACGGCGGTCGTTTAACTCCGGTTAATGAGCACGGCGAGTATGAGAGAACAACGCTTGAAGAGTCTAAAGAAACTTACAAAGTTGAAAAATTTGGTAAGATCATTGGGCGAACTTGGGAACTCATGATGAATGATGACCTCGGAGCATTCACGGATATTGCCGCAAAACTCGGTAAACGTGCCCGTGAAAAAGAAAGTGAAATCTTTTGGAACCTAATTATCAATTCGCAAGTTATGCTTGAGACAAACTTGGCACTATTCAATACAGCGGGCCACAACAACTTGGATGCCGTGCCTTCGGTTATTTCGATTGCTTCATTAGGCAAAGGTCGTCAAGCAATGAGAACCCACCTTGACCTTGACGGGGAATTAATAGGCGGACTTAATGCCAACTTCCTAGTAACGCCGGCGGCTCTTGAAACGACTGGTAATCAATTCTTAAGCCAAGTTACACCAAACCAAAACAGTCAAGTGAACCCGTTCTCGGGCAACCTTCAACAAATTGTTGAGCCTCGCTTGGATGCCGCTTCGTCAACTGCGTGGTACATGTTCGCAGCTAAAGCAATGGTTGAAATGGCGGAAATGGCACGACTTGACGGTCGCGGTCCTGAAATTTCAGTTCGTGAGGGCTTTGAAGTTGACGGCATGGAAACAAAAATTCGTTATGTTTTTGGAATGCGAATCTTGGATTACCGTGGGTTCTACAAAAACGCCGGCGTCTAATTATTCATTGAAAAAGTGGCGGCTTAATCGCCGCCTTGGCTAAAATTTTAAACTTAAAAAATAAGAGGTAAAAAATGAAAACTTTTGTAAAATCAGGACAAATGATGCCTTTCACTCCGGGCGCCGATGTTGAGTCAGGCGCACTCGTTCAAGTTGGAACGATTGTTGGAGCGGCCACCGGGAAAATTCTCAGTGGTGCTGAAGGTGAACTTTTAACGGTTGGAGTTGTTGAAGTTCCAAACCCGGACTCGGTTCCGTTCGCACAAGGTGCCTTGGTTGGTTATCTTACTGCGACCAACAAAGTTGTGGCCGCCGGTGGTGGTGACTTTGATTGTGGGACGGCTCATAGAGTTGCACCGGCTTCAACGGCACCCGTTCAAGTGTTGTTACCACTAGGACCGGGCGCGGGTAACGGAATGTAATCAGGGGCCTTCGGGCCTCTTTTAAGTGAGGGTTGGAATGAGTGACTTTAGGGGAAAAGTTGATCGGGTTTTAAATCACGGAATGAAAACATTCGGTGAGACGGTTACCTTTTATCCTAAAGCCGGCGGAATTCACAAAATTGAAGCGGTGTTTGACAATAACTATCAAGCTATTGACCCAGATACCGAACAAGTGATTTCAGCAAACCAACCGACCCTAGGTATTAATCTTAACGACGTTAAATTCGATATTAAACGGGGGGACCAAGTTCAAGTTAGGGACACCCGTTACGAAGTAAACGATAAAAGGGAAGACGGTCAAGGCGGTGCCTTGCTGTTACTTCATAAAACAGATGCGGCTATTAAAACGGAAGATACGAGAGTACGTTCGCGATACTCTTATTGAAATTGGGACCCCTGCGGGGAAGCAAGTTTTTATTGGAAGGACCGGCCCAAGTTGGGTTGAGAACCTTCCGGTAATCCTAATTTATCCGTCGAATGAAGGCATCCAACGTTTTAATGAAGCCCCTAAAACTTACAAGCGTGAATTTAACCTTTCGATTGAATGCCTTGCCGCCGGGGACACCGACGACAACTTAGATTACAACCTAGAAGTAATGGGGGAACGAGTTGAAGACATTATGGAAGTCGACGAAACTTTAGGTGAATGCGTCGACCGCATTGAATTGACTTCAACTGAGTATCAGACCGAAGCCGACGGGCAAAGCCCATCCGGTGCTTTGGTTCTGACTTACCGAGTTCTCTTTTATCAAAACGCAAACCAACCCGGACTTAATTGTTTGGACGACTTAAAGCGAATTGACTCCAAGTGGCAAATTGGTCACCACGACGAGTCGCCGCAAGACGAAGTAATAGACGCCGAAGACCAAATTAACTTTGAAGAATAATGGGGGAAGAATGTTTTTAAAACCGAAAGTTGCCGGACAAATTGTCAGGCACCCAGACACAAAAAGACTTCTCAAACAAGAGGGTGAAGAGGTTAAGAAATCAACCTATTGGCTTCGTCGTCTCAATGAGGGTTCCGTGATTGAAGTAAAAAAAGCCGAGGTGAAAACGAAAATTACCGAAGCAAAACCAAAAAAGGACGGGGGTAACAAGTGACAATTTCTTATGAAGAAATTCCTAGTAATCTTAGAGTCCCGTTGTTTTATGCCGAGTTCGATAACACTCGAGCGGTGCAAGGCGGGGCCACTCAGGAATATAATATTTTATTAATCGGAAACAAACTCGCGGCCGGTACAAAACCGGAATTAGAACCGAATGTTGTAACTTCCAAAGAACAAGGTTACCAATTTTTTGGTATCGGTTCAATTTTGGGTGACATGATTGCCGCTCATTTGGAAAGTAACACAATCCACGAAATAACTGCAATCGCACTCGACGACGACGGCGCGGCCGCAAAAGCTGCGGGTAACGTTTTGTTTGCGGGAACTGCAACGGCCGCCGGAACAATTTCGGCAATGGTTGGCGGTAAGAATATCCGAGTTGGAGTTGCCGTTGGCGATACCGACGTCGCGGTTGCTTTGGCGTTTGCCGCTGCAATTGTCGCCGCAGAAAATGCGGAATTGGTTGTTACCGGAGTGGTCAACGGCGGAACCGCCGAACAAGTTGACATTACCGCAAAAAATGCCGGTGAATTCGGAAACGAAATCGACATTCGATTTAATTACTTTGACGGCGAAGAACTTCCCGCGGGAATTACTGCAACCGTTACGGCAATGGTCGGCGGAACTGCAAACCCGGACGTCGACGACGTTTGGCCTATTATTGGCGACAAACAATACATTTTAATGTCGAGCCCTTACACGGACGCACAAAGTTTAATTAAAATGGAAGCCGAACTTACCAAACGTTTTGGACCGCTCGGTGCCAATGACGGTTACGCCCTTTATGGGAAACGTGACAACTTGGCGGGTCTTCAGTCAATTGGTAATTCACGCAACTCGCAATTCACAACCATTATGGGGATTTCGGGGCCAAGTTCGCCTTGGCAATGGGCGGCTTCATTAGTCGGCCGAGTTGCAAACTCAGCTTCCATTGACCCAGCACGCCCGTTCCAAACATTACAACTTAACGGAATTCTTGCGCCGTCACAAACGGAATTGTTCACTCTTGAAGAACGTAATTTATTATTGTTCGACGGGATTGCAACTTTCAACGTTGACTCGGGCGGGAACGTTTTAATTGAAGGTGTAATTACCACTTACAAAGAAAACGCTTTTGGGGCACCGGACCCAAGTTACCTTTACTTGAACACACCGTTAACTCTTAGCTTTTTAAGGTTCGACCTTAACGCAAGAATAACTTTACGTTTCCCTCGTTCAAAATTAGCCGACGACGGAACACGGTTCGACCCCGGAGTTGCCATAGTAACGCCCGGCTCAATTAAGGCCGAAGTTATTGTTAAGTTTCGCGAGTGGGAAGGCAAAGGTTATGTTGAAAACTTTAGTCAATTTAAAGACGACTTAATTGTTGAACGAAACGCCGACAACCCTAATAGGGTCGACATGTTGTTGCCGCCGGATTTAGTTAATCAGTTAAGAGTTGTTGCAAGTAAAATCCAATTCATACTCTAAGGGGGTAATATGAGAGTCGGTGGTATTATTGAAGTAAAATCGAACGGCGAACTTTATTCCGCCAAAGGGGCTTGGACTTACAATCTAGGTAAGGAAAAAAGGGAAGAAGTTCTCGGAAGTGACACAACCCACGGGTTTAAAACAAGCCCGCAAGCTGCAATGATTGAAGGTGCAATTACCGACAACATTGATTTAAACCTTGAGACCTTAGTTCTTCTCGAAGACGCAACGATTACTTTGCGCCTTGCGAACGGGAAAATTATTGTTCTTAAGGATGGGTTCTTTGCCGGCGACGGTAACGTCTCAACCGAAGAGGGCGAAATTGAAGTCAAATTCATTTCGGCCACGGGAACAGCGGACGAAATTCGCGCTTAATTTTTTAAAAATTTTCCGGCCCTAATAAGGGGGCCGGCTTTGCAAAAAAGGGGACTGCAAAAATGGAAAACGATACCGAAAAACCAAAAGCGAAAGGGACCATTAAGTTCATAATGGTTTCACTCGACGAACCAATTCAATGGGGCGACGAAGAAATTACAGAGTTAAAAATCAAGAGACCTAAAGGTAAGCATATTAAAACTTTAGGTGACGACGTTAAAGTCGGCGACATGCTTCGAATTGCGTCGAAGTGTTCCGGTATTTCTATGGGGATTTTTGAAGAACTAGAATCGCCCGATGCAATGAAGGTGGCCGAAGCAGTGGGGGACTTATTGTAAACTTCCCCGGCGATTGGGAACAATCATTGGGGGCACTCGCAAGGTTTTTTCATTTTCAAGCGAGTGAATTGTTAAACATGAGGGGCGATGATATTTATTTTTGGATGGAACGCTTCGAAGAGATAAACGAGGCCGAACGGAAGGCGTCACAAACAAAAAGCTAAGGGGGATTAAACTTGGGTGTTTTTAATACTGGTATTCGAATAAAGGCCATTGACCGTTTGTCGAAAGTAATCGACAAAGTCAAAAATAAAGTGCCTAAGCTCGGTAACAAAATTAGACAACTAAATAACAAGTTTAAACTTCTTAGTAAGTCGACGGAAAAATTTCGCAAGAAATTAAAACGTGTTGGACAATCAATGCAAGGCGTAGGCCGAAGCATGAGTTTGGGGTTAACCGCCCCAATTGTTGCAATGGGGGTTTTCTCGTTAAAGTCCGCCGGTAACTTTGAGGCGGCAATGAAGGACGTCGAAGGTAAGACCGGGGCGACCGGTGTTGCCCTTGACAAATTAAAACTTAAGGCAAAAGACCTTGGGGCAACAACGCAATTCACGGCCAACGAAGCCGGTCTTGCAATGGGGTTCTTAGCCCAAGCAGGATTAAGTGCGAGTGAAATTTTGGCCGCTTCCGGGCCCAACATAGAACTTGCAGCGGCCGCTCAACTTGACCTTGCCCAAGCCGCTGATATTTCGACGAATGTTTTAAAAGGTTATGGGTTGGAAGTTTCGGACTTAACACGACTCAACGACCAGATGATTAAAACAGCGAATAGTACAAATACCTCAGTTGTGGAATTGGCGGACTCAATGAAAATTGCGGGTCCAATCTTTGCTTCGCAAAAACAACCCATTGCCGAAACCATGGCAATCATCGGGGAACTTGCGAACGCGGGTATTAAAGGCGCGGAAGGCGGGGTTGCACTTCGTAAGGCAATGTCTTCTTTACTTAAACCAACCCGGCAAGCAAAAGAAGTTTTTGCAAAATTAAAAATCCCTTCAAAGGAAATTTTAAACGCCGACGGTTCGGTTAAGAACTTTAAAAACACTTTACAAATTCTTGCCAAAAAAGGCGCGACTGCAACCGACCTCTTGAAAATATTTGGGGAACGTGCGGGGCCAAAACTTATTCCACTTTTGAAAAACGGTGGTAAGGCGTTGGACGGGCTTGCAACAACAATCGACGATTCAGTCGGAGAGTCTTCAAGAATTGCAGCTTTGAAAATGGAAGGCTTTAACGGCGCGGTCAAACAATTCAAGTCGGCATTTGAAGCCGCAGGCATTGCGTTAGCCGAGTCCGGTTTTATGGACTTCGTGGGCAATCTAATTCGGGGACTCGCGGGAATGTTCCGATGGTTTTCCAAACTCAATCCAACGGTCCTTAAGTGGGTTGCAATAATTGGTGGGATTGTCGCAGTAATCGGCCCTTTGATTTTTATGTTTGGGACATTCTTAACGATGTTACCTTTTATGATTCAAGGTTGGGGTGCACTTGTTCTTTTAGGGCCATTGTTGTCGACAATCCTAACCGGCATTGGTGTTGCGATTAAATTCGCACTTGGCCCTATCGGGCTATTCATAATTGCGGCCGCTTTGATTTTCAAAGAATGGGACGCCATAAAAGAATTCTTTAGTGGCTTTTGGAATGAGCCTTTAAAAAATGCAAAAGAGTTTTTTGCCTTTACAGTCGACGGATTAAAAAAAGTTGCTAACTTTATTCCGGGCGTAAACTTTGAAACGGCGGACCAAAAAACAAGTCGGGAACTTACAGAAAAAGGTTTTAAAGGTGGGCCTTTGTCCGCACTTAAACCCCAAGGGGCCAACGCCGGAGCGGCGCAAGCCCAACAACAAAGAACACAAATCAATTCCGAGTTTAGCACTCGAACCAACAACGCCCGCGTGGACGTTCACGTCAAGGCGCCACCGGGGACAAAAGTAATCGGCCAAGGCGAAAACGATTCGCTCGGTCTTAACGTCGGACTTGCGGGGGCATTCTAATGAATTGGAAAGACAATTTAAGACCGGCAAGTTTCAGGGGTGTACCCTTTTTCATTAACAATTCACAATTCACAACGGGACGGCGAATTCAATTGCACGAATTCCCAGACCGGGACAACCCGTTTCCTGAAGACCTCGGGAAAATTTCGGGAACGTTTCAAGTCGACGGCCACATTTTAGGCGACGATTATTTTGAAACAAAGGCGGCTTTGGTTGAGGCGTGTGAAAAAGAAGGGCCGGGCGAATTAATACACCCGTATTATGGGACCCTGCAAGTTCAAGTCGGCCCGGCCTCATTCGACGAAGACACGCTCGACGGCCGAATTGCCAAAGTTACATTTCTTTTTTACCAAGCCGGCGACAACCGGTTCCCTAAAAACATTGACGACAAAGACGTCTTACTAGACAACTCCGCCGACGACGCCCTTGCCGCTGCAAAAGGTGACTTCGACGAGAACTTTAGTATTTTGGGGTCCGCCGGTTTTGTTGTGGACACGGCTCGAAGTGGTGTTGAAAATGCCGCCGACGCTTTTGGGAAGGCAACTGAAGGCATTGTTCAAACGGCCGATCAAATTGCAGATTTAGCTTTTTCTATTCGAAAACTAAAGGCCGACGTCAACGATTTATTGCAGTCCCCTGCAAAGTTGTCCGCACGCCTCTTAGACTCTTTGAGTCTTATGGAAGAAGCGTTGGGGACGCCCGAGGGTAAACTTCGGGCGCACTCAACTTTATTTACGTTTGTCGGCAACGCGGGGGTTAACTTTACACAAACGACACCCTCGCGAACAAAACAATCAAATAACGAAGACATAATAAATAATTTCATTCGTCGTTCGGCTATTGTTAAAGGGACGGTTCAAGCGTCCGACGTTGAGTACGAAAGTATCCAAGCGGCCAATGGTCAACGCGAAGAGTTGGTCGACTTAATTGAAGACCAATCGGTTAACGCAACCGACGACGATGTTTTTCAAACCATGAGTGACTTGAACGCTCAATTAGTCGAGGTGTTACCAGATGTCGACTCGGAATTACCAAACGTTAAGACGGTTAAGCTCAAGACAACGACTCACTCTTTGTTTTTAGCCCACGACCTTTTTGAAAATCCAAATGCGGAACAAGACATTATTGACCGCAACGACGTTCGGCATCCGGGTTTCATTATAGGGGAAACCGAGTTGGAAGTGGTCGATGTCCGCACGGGTTCCTGAAGTATTTCAGAAAACAAAATTAATTGACGATGCCGTGACTTTGTTCATTGGCTCGGAAGTTTATGAAGGTTGGAAGAACGTTTCAATTAGTCGGGAACTTAACACTCTTGGAAGTACGTTTCGCTTAACCGTTGTTGACAAATGGCGGGCCGACCAAGAGCCCTTTAGTTTGAAACCGGGTTCGGCCGTCCACATTCACACGGGTAAGACTGCAATCCTCACCGGGTACATTGACAAAGTGACATTTAGTCTCCAAGCCCAAAACCGAACTATTACAATTTCGGGCCGAAGCAAAACCGCCGACTTAATTGACTCTTCGATAACTGGAAAAAATGAATATAAAAATCTAGGGCTTAAAGCCATTGCCGAAAAACTAATCGAACCTTTTGGGGTTAAGCTTTTGTTAAGAGCCGACGCCGGAGCGGTGTTTGATAAATTTACCGTTCGCCAAGGGGAAACTATTTTCGAAGCCCTTGACCGATTGGCAAGAGCTCGGTCTTTGATTATGTACCCGTCTTTTGAAGGCAACATTATTCTTGCGAAAAAAGACACGACCTTGGCTTCGACTGAAATTAGAGCAGGGGTAAATTTACTTGGGGGCTCGGCCACTTACGACAACTCGGAGCGATTTTCAAAATACATTATTAAAGCACAAACTCAAGGGACAAAAGGAACGGCCGAACAAGCCATTGGTTCCAAAGGTGAGGCGACCGACTCGGGCATTACCCGCACGCGGGAACTTTTAGTTATCGCCGAAAATGTTGCAGACAACGCCGCGGCTTTGGAGCGTGCAAAATACGAAGCCGACATTCGGGCCGCTCGTTCGGTTGAAGTGGACGTAAGTGTTCAAGGTTGGCGCCAAGACGACGGGACAATTTGGGACGTCAATCAATTGATATTTTTAGACGCCGGGTTCCTAGGTTATAGAGGGCAAGCCTTAGTTAAAAAAGTTCAATTTGTAAAGGACGGCGGCGGAACAAAAGCCGACTTAACTTTAATCAGACCGGACGCCTTCGAGTTTACAAAAGATAAATCTAAGAAAAAGGACCCAGTCGACTTACTGGGGTGGGAAAAAGTTTAATGAGTTTAGAAAACATGCGACGTTTTGTTAATATTGCCATGGCCCCGCTAAAGCGGAAGGTCAACCTAATGGTTTCGCGTGCTGTAATTTCTAGCCTTAAAGATCAAGGCGGTCTTCAACTTTTGCAGTTGAAACTTTTTGCCGACGAAGTCACCGACGACGCCGAGCTCTTCCAAGAGTTTGGTTTCATTTCAAAACCGCCGGTCGGAAGTGAGGGTATTGCTTTAAGTGTTGGGGGCAACCGAGAACACGTCGTTGTCATTGCCACAAACAATCGAGTCGCCCGCGAGTTCGCCCAAGCCTTAATCGACGGTGGCGACTCAATCTTTTTTAACGCCAATGAAAAATATTTGGCCCTCAAAGGCGACAACCTCGAAGGCAAAGTTGAAAAAATAAAAATTGAAAACTCTTCCAATGAATTAATTTCTGTTCTAGTTGAATGGATTGACCAACATATAATTAATCGGAATGTTACGGGCATTGGGCCCCAACCGTTATTCCCGGCCGACGTCACGGCTCTAACGGCTATTAAAACAAAGCTTGAAAGTTTTAAGGTGTAATCATGAGTGCCGCAGCAATGGCCGCTTTAATAGTGGCAAACTTAAAAGCAGTTAACGTCGACATTGACGCCGCTCAAGAGGCTGTTTTACTTGCCCATTGGACACCAATTTGTCAGGGCATAATTGACCACATAATTGCGGCCGCAGTTGTTTCAGTTTCCGGGGTAACCCACATAGGGGGTGTTGACTCATGAGTGACATTGCAATTGTGATAAAAGAAAATTGTTTCGACATTAATGTAAAGGACGGTGACCTTGAAGCCGACGGCGGTCTGCAAACGGCCGTTACTATTTCACTGTTCACCGAGCGACGGGTTACCGACGAACAACTTCCAGACCTTGCCACTTCCAAAAAAGGGTGGTGGGGTGACATGTTCCCCGACGTCGACCAAGACAAAATCGGCTCGAGGCTTTGGACGTTGGAGCGTGCGAAGAGGACAACTGAGACCTTGAGACGTTACGAAGACTATTCTAAAGAAGCTTTAGAATGGATGCTCGAAGACGGGGTGGCTTCAACCATTTCAGTGGCCGCAATCTATGACACCAATGGGTTTCTAGTTGGCGACATTTTAATATTCAAACCCGACGCGACGGAAACTAGGTTTCAAGTCAATTGGGATAAACAAGAATTGAAGGGGGCGTAAATGGCATTCGAACGGCCAACGTTAAAAGAATTAATTAAGCGAGTCGAAGGCGACATAAAAGGCCCTTTAGGAATTGTCACGGTTTTACGCCGCTCGTTTATTGGGGTTATTTCAAGAGCTCTCGCGGGACTTGCCCACTTACTTTTTGGGTTCTTAAAATTCATAGAAAAAAATGCATTCCCCGACACGGCCGAAGTTGAGTTCTTAGACCGTTGGGCGGGAATTTGGGGCGTCAATCGTTTAGTCGCAACGTTCGCTCAATTTGAATTAACGGTTACCGGAACAACGGGTGTTGTAATTCCGGCCGCAACAATTTATCAACGTGACGACGGCTTCGAATATACAGTCGACGCCGAAGTTACTTTGGCCGCGGGCACGGGTGTTTTGTTAATGACGGCGGTCCTTTCAGACACCGACGAACTTAGCGGGAACTTAGAGCTTGCCGACAACCTTTCGATTCAAAGCCCCATTGCGGGACTCGATTCGGACGGGACGGTTACAACAATTATTACCGATGCTGAGCCAACCGAAGGCGACGAGAGTTTAAGAGCTCGTTTAATTGACCGCATTCAAAACCCGCCAAGCGGGGGCGCTGCGAACGATTACTTACAATGGGCCTTAAGTGTTCCGGGTATAACGAGGGCGTGGGTTTTACCTCAAAACTTGGGGCCGGGCACGGTTGGACTTTCGTTTGTCGAAGACGACGAGAACCCAATCACTCCAAGCCCCGCAAAGATCACGGAAGTGGAAGACTTCGTTGACCCATTAAGGCCGGTGACCGCAAACGTCAATTATTTTGCGCCAAACCTTTTGCCGATTGACATGACTATTCAATTGCAACCAAACACAACGGAAGTTCAAAACAATGTCGAGACCGAGCTTGAAGACATGATTTTAAGGGACGCCGCTTTGAACGGGGCTTTTGGCGGGCCCGGCGTAGTATTAACCGGGGAAATTTTACTTTCAAAAATGAATGAAGCCATTTCAATTGCACTCGGGGAAACCGATCATTTGATTACAGTGGTTAATGGCGGGGGACCGGCTGACGTTGCGCCGGCAACCGGCGAGTTAGCAGTATTGGGGGCGATCACATGGCAACCACTTCCTTAAGGCTTGAAAAATATAAAGGTCTTATTCGAAAACTTTTTCCAACAGGTTGGGCATGGCGTTTTAATTTTGGTTCGGACTTCGAAGACTTAATCGAGGGGCTTGCTTTAGAGCCATGCCGAATTGAAGAGCGGGGCCTCAAGTTTTTAGACGAAATGGACCCGAACACAACTTTCGAATTAATAGATAGTTGGGAACGCATGTTGGGCATTCCCGACGAATGTACGCCGGCCGACCGAGAACTTACTTTGGGTGAGCGGCGAAACCGAATACTTCAAAAGCTCACAACCGGCGGCGGACAAAACCAAGCCTTTTACATTTTGATTGCCCAACAATTAGGTTACGACGTCGACGTTATTGACGTCGAAGAGTTCAAAGACTTTCGAGTTGGCGAAGCCCGAGTGGGTGACAAACTCTCAAACTCGACGCTTCCGGGCGGCGGGGTTGGCCCGGCGGGTTGGGCTTTTACTTGGCAGATAAACGCCCCGGCCGCCTTAGTGCGTCAATTTAGAGTTGGACAATCAACGGTCGGAGAACGATTAACGTTAGCGGAAAACGATGAGTTGGAGTGCGTGATTGAGAAATTTAAGCCCGCCCACACCACGGTTTTGTTTTCTTTTGCATAATTTAAGTGTTTTAATATTTAAGAATTACAGGGGGAAAAATGCATGTAATTGATTCGGACGGGGCGACCGTCGGTAACTTATTCACGGAAGGAAATGCTTCGTTAAGCATTCCCGCGACCGTGGTCTCGGCGGCCATTGCGAATGCATGGCAAGAGGAAATAGCAAACGTAGTTCGCGAAGTTGGTATTCCCCTTTTGACTTCGTCAACGGACACCTTCGACCAACTGAAGGACTCAATGATTGAACTCATTCAAAGGGGCGGAAGAGCCGCACCAATCGAACAAGCCTTAGCGAACAACTCGGGTCCTTTGGACGTGGCTACAATGCCAACTTTTGACTCTTCAGTTGTCAAGGCCTTCAAGTTTGACTTTGAAATCACCCGTCGGACTGACTCAAATAGCGAAGTTGAGATGGGAACCTTCTATGGAAGTTATAACCCCGACGACGCCGGGGCGGAAAATGATAAATGGAATTTTTCTTTTGACTCTAAACTTGACGACGCCGGTGTTGTTTTCAACATTGAATTGGTTGCGGGTCTAGTGTCGAAATTGCAATACACAACCGACGACTTAACGGGAACAACTTATTCGGGAACGCTTAAAGTGACAAACTTTAAAACGTTTCTAGTGTAATGGGGGACAAAATGAAAAACTATGCTAAAAACTTCTTAATAATTATTGCCGTTTTATTTACGGCAATTGTAGCTTCCGGTGCAAAGATCGGCGACGATGTTTTAACCGTCGGCAAACCCGGCTCAACCGACGACAAAATTATAAACCTCGGACCAGTTCGTCAAATAAGATCGAACGAAACAAACGGCCTTTTAGAGTTCACAACCAACGGAATAAATTTCAAGCCTTTGGGTTCGGGTTCCGGCGGGGGCTCGGGTGTCAACTTACTTTCAGACAATAACGGCGATTTTGAAACCGGCACGCCGCCGGACAATTGGACCGCCTCGGGTGGGGTTTTTACCGCCGACGTTGCGACACAATTACACGGACTTGTTTCAGGCAATTGGGACTCGGATGCTTCCGCACAAACGCTTTGTTCGGATGCAATAACAATCGAGCGGGGCTTTATCGGCGGGACTTGCCAAGCTCAAATAAAATACACTTACCCAGTTGGGGCCAACGGTGATTATAAATTAGTAGCCCGAGACACTGGGGTCGATGTTGCGGAAGTTGATTTTAATTTAACGGTCGGTTCGGATAGTAAGCCTTCCACATTGACATTCCCTTGCCCCGGCACTGACACGGACACCTTACAATTATGCTTGGAGTCTACGGTCGCCGATGCGGACCCTATAAAAATTGACTCGGCTTTTATAGGTGCAGGTTTGAGCATTGTCCAAGCTGTACCAAAAAATGAAATTGAGACTAAAGTATTAACAGCAAACGTGACCACAAACGGAATTATTGCAGAGTTTACATATAGTAATTTAGAAATTGGCGCAACTTATGAAATCGGAGGGCGCCTAGCTTTATTTGTAAACAACGGCGGTGTTGATACAACTATTCAAGTTGATATTGAAAACGGAGCGCAAGATTTAGATCGGCCAACTATACGAATTGCTGACACCGGGACCAGTCAGGATTATGTATACTTGCCAATCAGTACAATTTTCACGGCTACAGATACAACCCTTACTTTTACGGCAAATTCAGCCAGTGGTGTTTCCTTTATTTTCGGAAGTAGTTCAAGGTTTGACAGTTACGTCCAGCTTGAAAAAAGAAATGACCTTGGCGGGAATTTCCAGGAAGGCCTCACAGTAGAAACTTCGGGTTTCTTTATTAAACAAACAATTACGGGGGCCAACATAAATCTAGGTACTGCAACAGTCGCGTCTAGGTATTTGTCTTCTGGGTCTTTGGTATTAACGAATTATGGAACTCATAGTGCTAAGTTACCTTGTCTTAGCGGGCCTTCAGAAGGTTTAACTTGTGCCGGCTCTGGGCAATACGGAACTAATTTTGTTGCGGACACTTCTGGTTGGTATAAAGTTTGTACTCAATTCACTACTCGACTGGAAGTTGGCGCGTCGGGGGCTATTCAGAATAACTTTACATGGAACGTCGTTTCTAACGACGGCCTTAATACCGAACTTCAAAATGGTGTAAATTTACAGCAAATCAACAATAAAACAACGACGAGTGCCGGTTTCCAAGAGGTAGACATGAGTCTGCCTTTATGCGAAACCTTTAATTTTGGTTCGGCTGGGGAAAAAACTCTTTTAATGAAATCAGCAACCACGGCAACCGCAACCGTTGCGGAAAACTTAATGTTGGCCGGAACATTTATTATAACTGTAGAGAAACTGATTCAAGGTGGGGTTCAAGCGGCCTTTACAGGCATCACCAATAGTCTTAGCTTTAAGCCCGAGTCACAATTGGCCGATGTTCGAATTTGTTCGTTTTCAGTAGATAACTCAGGGGGGACACCGATATTAGATAGGCACGACAATTGTATTGATTCCGTAACTGATAACGGTGCGGGGGATTGGACTCACAATTTCACAAGTGGTACTTTTTCCGCACCACCGAGTTGTGCCATTAGTTCCGATTCAAGTAACATTCAAGGGATTTGTCATTCTAATGACAACTCATTAAGTGCAAACCAAGTTAGGTCGTTGTGTTTACTATCGTCAACGGCCGGTGCCGCTGATTTATCAATGAGCGGCATTTGTGTTGGTCCAAAATAAAGGGGGAATAAATGAAGACAATTATTTTAATATTACTTTTTACTAATTCGGTTTTTGCTGCGGGGAATTGGTTCCCTATCGGAAAAAATGGCGCGAAAACTATTTACACTCAAAATCCAAAGTGTGAAATGGTCGAAGGCCAAAAGTGTTTCGACATAACTAACAAAGACCCACGTTTCCACGAAACACAAACTTCAATGGTCGATGACCCGTCAAAACCCATAATGAAGGCGCCTTACAATTCAATCAACTGCGACTCGTCCAACGATTGTAATGCTAAGATACTAGACGGTTCGATCACTTGTATTGCGAGTGACAACCCGTCGTATGTTAAGAACCCCGTCTTGCCGGGTTTTACAATGTCTTGCACGGGCATTGCGGGTTATGAACAAATGCAACAAACAATACTCGTTGAGAACGCCGCTTTGAAAACCAGTGTTCAAGCCGCCGATGCAACAAAGGCAACTCAAGAGAGTGCAATGGCGGTTCGAATGAAACGGATTGGCTTTGGGGTTCAAATGATTGCGTTCATTGGAATTCGTAACGACGAAAAAAGTTTAAGCGAAGCTCAATCGGTTACGTTCCTTACGACCTTTGCACCGATCATGCAATTACTTCAAGCCGGGGCACTCGACACCGCCAAGGTTCAAATTGAAGGGATAACACCCGACGGGGTTCTTACAACCCAAGCAGACAAAGACGCAATCTTAGCAGAAATTAACGCCTTCATTGGCCTATAACTAAGGGGAACCTATGACTTTTTTAATAGCTTTAATTGCTTACTTGAAAACGCACGGGGTTGTTATTGCGACAATTCTTTTAAGCCTTGTTACATTGGCCGAAATGATTGTTCGGTTGACGCCGACAAAAAAAGACGACGGCGCGGTCCAACGTATCGGTGGGGTTATTCGCAAGGCCATTGACATGATCGACAAACTTTTCCCCAACATTAAAAAGGGCGGCGGGAAGCATCCTAAATTAAAGGACAAAGAAGAGGGAAAATGAAAACGCTTTGGGCATTTATGACGGCGCTTCCCGAACTCATTCGTCTAATTAAAAACATCGAGAGACGGGTTGCCAAAGTCAAAGAAGACAAAAAAGTTAACGAGGACTTGAAGGCAATCAATGAAGCATTTGAAACGAAGGACGCTGCAAAGCTTAACGATATTTTTAACGACGGTAATTCTTAGCGGTTGTGCTTCCGAGCCAATCGTTACTAAGTTCGACGGCAAGTGGGAATTCCTAGACAACCCAAAAGGTGAGACCTTGGCTTGTTTACCGAACAAAGACGTTCAAAAACTAAGAGAAATTTTAATTCGTTGTCGAGGCCGCAAGTAATGGAAACGGCCTCAATGTTTTATTCCATAATCGGTTTTGTTATAATTACAAACTTGGGGCTCATTGCCGGTATAGTTTGGATTGGTTTAAAAGGTTCGTGGTATTTGTCGAAGCTCGATTCAAGGGTTGAGAAAAATGAAGGCGACATTTCGGCCGCCCATAAAGGCATTCGAAAACTCAAGGGTGACGAATGAACTTCAAACAAGCCGTTAAATTCATTCTAAAGTTTGAAGGGGGTTACGTTAACGACCCCTTAGACCCCGGCGGGGAAACCAAGTTTGGTATTTCTAAGCGGTCTTACCCGGACGTGGACATTGCAAAGCTCACAAAAGACGACGCCCGCGCAATTTACAAAAAAGATTATTGGGACAAACTAAACCTAGACCTTTTGCCCCCGGCCATTCGATTGATGATTTTCGACGCCGGCGTGAACCACGGCACCAATTGGGCCGCAAGAGCTCTTCAAACGCTTGTGAATGTAAAACTTGACGGGAACATAGGGCCAATCACGGCACGCGCTGCGGGCGACCTCAATGCTCGTAAGACGCTTTTGCGTTACGCTCAAAAACGAAAGGAATACTATTTTCAAAATCGCATGTTCTTCCGCTTTGGGCGGGGTTGGATTGGAAGACTTTTAACCGTGGTGGTTGAAAGTGATTATGAGAACACAAAAATTTATTTATCGTAACACAAAAAAGACGGGGACATGGCGAAGAGCAAACAAATCTTAAGCATTAAAAAGAAGAGGACTATTGGCGCCGGCCAAACCTTAGTCGTGGACTTAGTTCCATTCGGCCGTTTTAATGGACTTGAGTACAAGTTGCGATATTTCTCGGCAAACTCAATGGCCATAAAATTGCTTAACCTTTCGGTGCAAAAAACCGAAATAGACGTTGAACACATGGTTAACTCTATTTCAGGCAACCCGCTAAACGTGCGAACGGATGTAATTAAGAACGGCTTAAACGTCGAGCTTCAGGTTACTAACAACGAAGCGTTCCCGGTTAGCATGGTTTTAGTGAGGACCAAAATTTAACCCCTAAATAAAGAGGTAATTTTATGCAAGTATTAAAAGGAATAGGCAAGGGTCTTCGTATTTTCGTGGGCGACGACGACACAAAATTCGCTGATTTTTTAATAGGCGACAATGCTCCAATTGGCACGGCCGGTGAGACCGACGAAGCTCCGATTGGTTCTGAATACAAAGATTTAATTGGTGGTGGGCTTTATCAAAAGAAATTCAATACGAGCTCGGCTTCGGATTGGGTTGAAATTGGAAGTGGAAGTTTACAACTAGGATTTCGTAAAGAGAAAATTCGAGTCATCACGGGCGAAGCAATTACCCCCGGCGTCCGCAACTTAACTTCAACGCCTTTTACGGACGACGACGGTGCAGGGATTGACGCCACAAATTTCACGGTTGGGGAATTTATCATTGGAACCGCGGGCGGAACCGCCGTGCTTCTCGAAGCGACGGTTGTCGCAGCCCCGAACGTAACTTTCGCAGTTCCGGTTGACCCGGTTGCAAACCCGGCTCTTGCCGAATTTGATAACTTCATTACACCTAACTATTTACCGGACCCAGTTGGTCAAGAGGGGCAAGCCCTTGTTCAAATAAATGGGGCGGGTAATGCTGTAAAAATCGGCGATGTTGATTGGGCGTTTGCAACTGGAATTGCCTTAAGTGGTGGTTACGCAAGTGCCGCGGGTGTAGTTGCAGCGGGCAACTCAGTTGAACTTGCAATCGAAAAACTTGACGGAAACCAAAAAAATATTTACACCGCTCTAGGTATCGTACAAGGTGACACCGAAATGGGGGCTTACCCCGGTGGTATTATAACGGACGACGTCCCGCAAACCACGGTTAACACCGAACTCGAAGCTGCGATTGAGAAAATCTCACTTCAGAAAAATGGGGTCCTCGTCCAAAACGTCGCAGTTAACACCGACTCTTATGACGTTGACGAGTTCCAAACTGCAACTTGGGTTATTGTTGCGAGGGACACGGCAAACCCGGCCCGAGTTAAAAGGCTTGAAATTCAACAGATTCACAATGGCCATGGGGCCGCCGACGCGACTATCTCTAGGGAAAGTCGAGACGAGAAGGTGAACATCGGCAATGTTAATTTACAAATTGACACCGTCCTCACGGGTGTTGGGGCCGCTCAACAAGTACATTTAGAGCTTGAAACAAATGAAGCAAGTGGGATTAGCTACACTGTTGAACGAATTAACTTTTTACCATTGGCGGGTTAATAAGTGGCAATTAATGTAGACGAAGCTAAAAAGATCGGACCCAATGGTTATGTAATAACCGACGACGACGATAACGTTTTGTATTACCAAACCGGGGGCAATGGCCCCCCGTTTGCTTTTGACGCGCCCATTGGTTCAAGATACCAAGACGCGACAAACAATGTCCGTTATAGAAAAATGAAAATCGGAACCGGAGTTGACGCTTGGGCGTTTGACGTTCCCGGTTTTCCTTTTTGTGTAGTGGACGGCGGAACCCTTGAAACCGAAAACATAATGGAAGCCTTCGACAACGCGGGGGGCACGGCACTTGCCATTTTCCCGGCTTTAACGACAGTCCCCTTCCCTTCAATCCGTCCGGGGTCTGAGTTAATAAATTTTTCATTCCCGAACATTGGCGAAATTCAGTTTAACGAAGCCGGTAAGTTTTGGGTTGAAGGACACGTTAGCTTCCAGTTTATTTCGGGCGGCTTTAAGACCGTTGCGGCGGTTCCGCAAGTTGACACGGGCACGGGTTTTGTAACCGTTCCCGGTGCATTCGGTTGGAACATACCGGTAAACGCTCAATTAAATTTAGTGTCGGCCCCCTTTGGTTTTTTACTAGACGCAAACATTGGGGACGTGGTTAGAGTGAGCGGAACTATTTTTTCAGGGGGAACCGTAGTCAACACCGCGTTTGGCTCTTCATTAAGAATCAAGCCGGTAATTCCAAAATCGAATGTAGTTCCATTGGTACTTGATGCCGGGGACTATGACGGAAACCCGAACAAAGAACCAAAATCATTAATAGACGTAGGGGAATTATAAATGGCAAAAGAATACGAAATTAGAGTTTTAAGGGTAACGTCGGCAAACCGAACGTCTATAACCCCGAAGACCGGGGAAGTGATTTACGAAACCGACACTCAAACTCTTTACGTCGGTGACGGTGTAACTCCGGGCGGGAATGTCCCCGGTGGTGCCGGCGGAACACCGGACCACGGAACTTTGCCGGGTCTTGCCGACGACGACCACACTCAATACCACAACGATGTTAGAGGCGACGCTCGTTACTATTTACAAGCCACGGTCGACGCAATGCTTGCACTTAAAGCTAACTTAACCCAACTTCCGCCTTCAAGTTTCGCCCAAGTTTCAAACACGGACACAACTACAAACATAAACACCGGAACAAATTTTTCAAATAACGTTCCGATAGTTGGAGTTTTTGCAAACGACGGGGGCGGCGATTTCACACAAAGCGGCTCAACCGGGGTTATTTGTAACTTCAACGGTGACATTGATTTAAGGGCAAGTGTCCACATGCAATCAACGGCGGTTAGGCCGAACGTAAGAATTCGGGCAAAGCTTGACGGAACTTCATTTGGACCTGTTGGCGCAAGTAGTTACATACGTAGTAACTCCGGCCACAACGAAGCTTCGAGTCACATAACTACAAATAGAATTACTGTTATTAGTGGACAATTAATAACTTTAGGTTCGGACCAAGAGGCCGCCGCCGGAGCTACAACAATGGCACTTTCGGGAACAAGTAACCTTTATATTAAGAGGGTAAGCTAATGAGATACAAAATAACTCAAACAATAAATGACCAATTTTTAGCCGAATTTACTTTCCTTCAAAGCTTTGGCTACCAAGACGACATGGAATGGTTTGTCGATAAAATAACCCTAGATCAAATTGACAATTCCGGGGACGCAATAAAAAGCGTGAACCAAGCTTGCCTTGATTTATACGCTCAAACGCAAGACGATTTTTTTATTGTCGATAACTTTTATCAATTTTACCAACTCCAAAAACAAAAAAACATTTCGGGCTTTGACGTTTATGAAAAAATTGTCGGGGACCTTTCAATGAACGGCGGAATTCCGGGGTCACTAGACGACTCTTTTGCTGTTTATGGGTCGCTTACTATGGTTCGAATGATGCTAAAAGACGGCATGTTTGAAACCGCTTTAAGGTATTGGGTCACCGACATAAAACCCACTTCGCCTTTTACCACGGAACAAAACGACGCTTACCAAATGCATATTGAAAACCTTTGCATTCAATACGGCACCGCCCAAGCAATAGTTGACGTGATTAAAACCGCGCCGAAAGGAACACTATGAATATATTTTTAAATTCCTTAGCAGTTATTAATTTCTTATTGATTTTCCTATACACCCTTCCGGGCCTTGGCTATTTTGTTTTATTAAGCTTAATTGGCTTACTACTCGGCGACCGCGGTAAACCTTTGCAGCACTATGCCTTGAGAAACATGGTTGCACCCGACCAATGGTGGAACGCGGCCTTAAGAGGGGAAGAGGACGAAACGGTTTCTTCAAGACTCGGACGGGCTATTAAGTCGGGACGTGCAAAGTGGTTAGCAAAAATGTTAGCCCACTTGGTCAATGGAATGTTTCGTTTGGCCGGCCAAAAAAATCACGTCCTAGAATCAATTGAAAAACGTTACGAAAACGGCGCACCGAGCGACGAACGTTTGTCATTTATTAAAGAGGACAAAGCGGCATGAGTGAGTTGCTTCGCAAGGTCAACGACCCCTTAAGGTTAAAACTTCATTTGGAACCAAAGGACGACACTTACTTTGTAAAAGCAAAAGTAACAACGGCCGGCGGGGGTCTGATTAACGAGGTCGAACTTCCCAACGTCGGCGACGGCGTTTACCAAGACGACTTAAGCGAAATCATGCCCAACCTTCCAGAGGTGTGGGCCAATTACTTTGTCTTTTACGACGCCCTCTTTACTGAAGAGGCGTGTGAACACGGTGACTTTGAGGTCTATAAACGTGACGACTTTGACCCAAAAACCCTAGTTTCCGGTGCAATTAGAGTCCGCGGGGTGGTTAAGGATAACAAAATCATTGCCAAAATAGGCGCGGCCGGTAAGATTAAAGCCATAATTAATGACGGGAAAATAGCCCAAAAGGTTTCCGCAAGTGGAACCGTTAAAGCAACCATAAAATCGAACACGGTCAAGGGGGTCGTTTATGAGTAACGAAAATAATAGAGGTGAAATAATTCCGGGTTCCGCCGCCGAAGGCGAAATTTGTTTGGAAAAAGAAGACGGGAAACCCTTTGGACTTAGCCCCTATAGCTCCGGCCTTTTAATCTTTTGCAATTGTAAGGGTGTTCGAACTGAAATTACTTTGGCCATTCCCGGCCCAAGCCCCGACGCGGGGGGCATTCCTTACGCTCTAACATCGACTCAAACGGCCGACGCCGACGAGAAATGGAAGAGCGCCGACGTTGAACTTAAGGACATTGACACCCCGGCCGTGGCTCAAATTGATAACGTTTTAGTGGGTGGTGTGACCGACGGTCTTTACGAAGTCATTCTTAATAGCATTACTTTTGGTTTTACCGCGGCTTCAAACACGGCGGCTCAAATTGTTGCTGGCCTTGTTGCAGCGATTAACCTTGGAAGTGAGCCGGTCACTGCAAGCCCATCGGGTGACAACTTAGTCTTAACGGCCGACGTTGCCGGCACGCCCTTTGTAAGTGCCTTGGGCGGCAACCCCGCAACGAACATGGTTTTAACAACACCGACGCCGAACGTGGTCGAAGTGTCTTCAATTAAAGTCATACCCTTATTAAATCAATTCGAAATAATTGAACGAGCATGTCCCCCCACGGCCTAAAGGTCGGCTTCGGTCAATTCGGCCTCTGGTTTATCCAGAGGCTTTTTGTTCCAAGCGCCGGACTCGAGTTCAATTAACTCTCTTCCCTTCCCCACAAGCCCATAGACGCTTCGAATTTTGCCCTCGGCTAAGAGCTTAACCTCTTCGATTATTTCGTCTCTCAAGGCTTTTGCGGCGTCTTCCGGCTTAATGTCCTCTTGGCTTGCGTGTTTCTTCTTTAAGCTGTTTGGTTTCTTTTTATCTCGACCCATTGCGTCCCCCAATTGTTTTTTGTGTTCTCGATATTATGGTTCAATTTTCAGTTGTTCAATCAAATAATCTGTTATGGCCGCGACGTTCCCGTGGAAGTCCTCGTTTTTGTGACACGCAACGACAATGCGGCAATACTTTAAAAGTTTGTCATGTTCGTCAAGTAAATTGCTAACAGCATTTACAAAATCGGGGTCGTCGGTTTTAATGCCGGTTGGCTCTCCATGGGTTTTGATGCTTACTATTTTTTGGGCAAGCCATTTGCCAACAAACTGGTAAGCGCAAGTTGTTTTAGAGGCCCTCGGTGTATCCTTATTCATTTTGGGGGCCTCTTTTTTGTAACGGTGCAAGCAATCCAAGCGCCCTTCCAGTAGACCCTACAATCGGGAATGGCTTCATTGTCATAAAGTTTTTGGGCCTCTTGGTTTAACATGTTTGTGGTGACCTTTGCGACCGTGGCCGCAGTGTAATTCCCTTTGCGGGTTAGTTCGTGGAACTTACGCCAAAGTTTGTAACTAAAACCCCAACCCCATAGTCGCCAAAATAAAAGTCTAATCCCTTTAGGCTTCAATGGGGCCCCCTTTGGTAACCGTGCGTTCTATTTTTTTGTAATTAAAACTTTGCCTCGAAACGTGCTTTGTTATTTTGTTCCTAAACACAAAAACAATATCTTTGCGCGACTCACCTTTGGCGAATTTTTCTTTTTCATTTATTATAGCGTCGACAACTTCGATCTCATCGGGAAGCCCTGCTTTTAATAGAAGGAAAACAACGTCCTCTTGGATTTCGTCAAACTTTTTAATTGCCACCCTTAACCTCATTACATTTACATTTTCTTAAAATAGTTCTCGGTTTGGGTTTCGGTGGGTTGGTAATTGACCCCACCCAACGACCCACGCAATGTCGGCAAAGAATTCCACTTTCGTCTTGGGGTGAGTGGTTTTTGCCAACATACCTATGCCCGCAACAAATTGTCCAATAGACTTCGCTCATTTCTTAAACCTTAACCCTTCCCATGCTTCGGCTTTAATTGGAACGCCTTCGGCCCAAGCCGGTAAACGTTCCATAACTTTTTCATAATGTTCAACACTTCCAAAGTCCGTTGGGACTTCGCTTAATATCTCATCGTGAATTGTAGCAACGATTTTGTAATTTTCTTTTTCAAGTTCAAACATTGAGTTGACCATTAAGTCTCTTGCAACCGCTTGGGTTATATTCTCGACCAACTTCCCACCATAGGTTTTTTGGCGCTCCCATTGGCGGGTCATTGAGTTGGTCCCCATAAAAGTAAGCGTGGGCTTGCCACCCCATTGGGTCGCAACCTGTTTTATTTTCGGGTCATAGTAAGCAAGTTTTCGAGTCGAAGGTAATTGGCAATAGAGCCAACGGCCTTTAATGCCCCACTTTAAATTCTTGTATTTAATAACCCCTTGGGTTCGGACGGCTTTAACCGCCGCCGCTTCGACGCCCTTCCAATACTCGGGCACTTGGTAAAACCGACTTCTGTAAGCATCGACCGCAGCTTTTGCCAAGTCTTCGTGAATTTTAATGTCGTACTTAGCACACGTTTCTATAAATTTTGGCTTGCCCATTCCGAAACCCAAACCCAAAATTGCTTGTTTCCCTAATTGCCTTTGGGCTTTAGTTACTTTTTCAATTGGTATTTTAAAAATATAAGAGGCCATGTCTTTATAAATGTCTTCGCCCCCGCGGAACACCTCAAGGCCGTCGACACAACCACTTAACCAAAAAAGAGCTCTTGCCTCAATGGCCGCGTAATCCCCGGAAATAAATTTATGTTCCGGTGCCGCTCGTAACATGCCCCGAGCCGTACTTGCGAGGGCGTCCATTGGGTTTTCATAAAGCATTTCAAACAGGTCAAGGTCACGTTGTTCAAGTGCTAAAAACAAAGTGTCGAGGTCTTTAATTGTACCCCTAATAAAGTTTTGGGGTTGGATGCCCCGGCCGCTCCAACGTCCCGTCGAGGCCCCGTGATATAACAGTGTCCCCCGAATTCGGTCGTCTTTGCCGGCGTAACGAACCATGGCTTCGAATTTACTAAGAGAACTTTTACTTAAGTGTCTTCGGATTTCGAGTGCGCGTCGTCCCCGTCCGGCGATTTTTGGGTCTTTAAGAGCCGCTTCAACTGTTGCGGCTGTGAGGTCTTCGAGTTCAACCCCTTGGGTCCCGAGCCAAGCTCTAAACTTGGCCACTTGTTTAGCTGTTTGCACTTTGCCTTCAGTGAGCTCAACGAGTTCGACGAGAAGTTTGTCTTGGAAAGTCGCCGCAAAGTCGATTGCAACTTTGCAAAGTTCGACGTCGCAAAAAATCCCCCGGTCGTTAATCTTTTGGTCAAGTTCCCAAACCTTTCGTTCACTCGCTGCAAGCGGGGGGACAATTTGAGAGACGCACTCTTCGGCGAGGACGTCGGTTTCACAATATTCGTAGAGTCGTTCAAATTTTTCAAAATCAAAATGCCTTGTTGAAAGATTAGTTTTTGTGGGCTTCCTAGGTTTTGAGAGTTGCAACATTATTCGGTGCCCCTCTTTGTCTTTTTGAATCGGGGCCTCGAGTGCTTTGCCAAGCCCGTCAAGGTCACGCGGCATTGAATGGGCGGCGGCCTTCGCGGCGGAACAGAAAATTTGTTTCACCGGAATATCAATCGGGAAGCCGTATTTTTTCATTCCGACCTCGCGCCAAATTACCCGCTCGAAGGGGGCATTGTGGGCTTCGATAAACTCACCCATTTCAATAGCCCTAAATAGGTCTTCGGGCATGTCCCCACCCTCAGGGGTCCAAAGGAATGTATTTTTGTCCTCGGGGAATTTATAAACCAAACAAAGAATTTCAGTCGATGGGTGGGCGGCGTACTGGTAAGCGCCCACTTTTTTTATGTCTAGTTCGGAATAGGTTTCAAAATCTATTGTAATCAATGAAGTCTCTTTTTCATTCTTTTAATTAAATTGGTTTCGATTTCGTCCGTCCAATCTTGTCCGACGTGTTTCGAACACGCGGCATAGAAAATTAAGCGACCGCCGGCCGCCATTCTACGGGCCATTAAAATCGAGTCTTCCGAAGGCATGTGTACTCCGGGGACTTGGGCCTCTTCGCCGCAAACTATGCAATTTTGCGAGCATAATTTCTCGGTTAAACTGTCAATAATTTCGTCGGTAAACTCATGGCCGTTTGAGGTTTCCCCCTTAGTTAGGGCTTGAAAAAATTCTTTTGCATGTTCTATTGGTATCATCTTAGTTTCCTTTTAATGTTTTGTTAAGTTTCGTAATCAATCGGGTTCCTTTGGTTCAAAATGCATCGGTTGAACAGTAATACCCGGTTGGTCGTTTAAGTCCTTTGCCTTCAAATCAAACATCGCCGATCGGACCTCAACACTGCAAATGTCACAAAGCCAAATGTCGACGCCGGATTGCATAGAAATTTCAGCGACAAACACCACGGGTTGCCGGCCGTGTTTCGTGCAATCAATGCCGGGGGAACCGGCGAAGCCGTTGACTTCAACGACCGCCGTATGCTTCCCCACGTTTAATCCAATGTCTTTTATCTCATCGCATCGACTCATAATTAAAAGTCGTTGTAATCAGCTTCGCTTGCCGAGCCCGTTGTTCCCGCGTCGTCGTCAAAACCGTCAATGGCTTCGAAGTCATCTTTTGCGTTTCTCTTGCCACTAAAACTTTCGTCGTCCATTAAGAACTGCAAGTTTTGAAGTCCCAATTGTGGTCCCGCTCCAAACTTGTTGTCGTAAGTGTAAACGTTTAGTGTGGCTCTTGCCCAACCCCCGGCGTAAAACTCTTCCGGTGAAATAATTTCGTCGTTCTTTTGATTAACAATTCCCGGCGCAAACTTTGACTTCGCATTTATGAAAAACATTTCTTTGTATTGAGCCATGTCTTGTTTTTCGTTGCCGTCCCTAATTACTGGGTGTTTGAATTTTGGCCATTTAGATTTTTCGCCCCACTCTTTGTTACATGCCGCGGCCAATGCTTTTTTAACCGTAATTAAATCCGTCCCGTACTTGCGAAGTTTTTCCGGGTAACCTTCCGCCGTCTTTGGGAACAACATTTGAATATTGTAAGTTGGGTCTTGGTTTTCAAACGCCGCTCTTGGCTTGAACACGTTTGGGAAACTAATCCTAAACGGTGGTGTTAATACTTTTAACTCATCTTTTTTATCTTTGGAATCACTCATTTCTTACCTTCCTTTTATACCCGCTCGGGTATGTTCTTTATTAAATTTTAAATTTCATACCCGTTCGGGTATTAAAAGTCGTCCATTGTTATTTCAGTACCCGCCTCAGTCTGTTCAAAGTCGTCTTTTGGGGTTGCTTGTAACGCCTTTCGACGATCAGATTCATGCGCAACCGTAGCGCTTCCCTCAACAGACACCCAGCGGTCCTTAATAATATCCTTCCCAAAACGCTTCTCGGCCGCTGCAACAGACAATATTTTCTTATCATAAATGTCGTTGCCCAATAATTTAACAAGTTCGTCTTCATCGGCCCGCAAAGGATGCCAAGCGCGGCGGCCTCTTCCTTTGACCAATTTGAGTCCTTCGATTTTTTCACCTCTTTGAAGTTTTTCATTGGCAAAGTCCTTCGCATTTTTTAAAAAAGCTTCGATCATTGTTTTATGTTTTACAACATTCATAATCTGTTCGTGGCTTAACGTTTCAACCGCCGGCAATGTTGGTGGGGCCGCTTCGGTGAAATCCGTTTGGGCAATGGCAATGGCTTTTTTGGCAAGCTTTGGGCAAACGCCCGCAGCATTACAAAAGCGACAATGCTCACCCTCACTTAACGTCGCGCCCTTTTTAGTTGTTGCAATCGCGCCGGCCTTTAACTTGTTGGCCCAACCCATTAACTCTTTGTGGGTTAAAGTCCACGAACGAATAGGCCCGTCTTTGTGTTCGCACCGGGGTTGGACAATGGTTAACTTAATTTTTGTAATGTCTTTGCCCCGTTGAGCGCCAAGCGCATAATAAATCAATTGGGAATTTTCTTCGACGTCGACTGGAACACCGGCGCCATACTTTAAGTCAATCACTTCCAACTCGCCGTTCAAGTCGTCATAAATCATTGCATCGTTAGTCCCAAACATGCCGGGATAAATCCAACCAAGGTCGAACTTTTGTTCCACTGTTAAAATACCTTCGCACTCATTGCGGGCATTAATAACATAATCAACGTAAGTTTGAACGTGCACGGCCATTTCTTCCGTTGCAATAAAGCCGTTATAATTGAAGCGTTCTTTTTTACCGACATAATAATTCGCACTTGGCGTGTCCATTAAAACTTTTTCAGCGAGTTCATGGGCGGCGGTTCCCTCTTCGGCCCAAACGCCCGCGGGTTTCTTTGGTATTTGAGCCCACAATTGGGGCGCACCGGGGCATGACAACCAAATTTTGGAGCTCGACGCCCCTAAAATTGCATGGGCACGTTCGACGTGGTTAATTTTTTTCATTCCCCCCACCTTTGTTTTGTAAGCTCGCAACCAAGCCGGTGTGGGAAGTTGATTAAATGCCAAACCGAAGTTGCCTTACATGTTCTTGGAACTAGGTTTGGGTTAATTTTTGGTGGTCCGACCATCCCCATAAGAAAGCTCATGGCCGTGTAAACTATTACCAAGACCCCAAAGATTACTCGACCATATTCTTGCCAAAAATTCTTAATTTCTTCAATTGTAAAAAACATTTCATACCTTCTTATTCATTACCGCAATTACGCATTCGGCTTGGTAAATTGCATCGTCTAAGGCGTTATGAGCCGCACCCTTCATTTTCATTTTCTTTTTAACGTTGGTCATTGTGTTGAACATTCTAAAGCAACGCCCGTTCCAAAACTTCCATGGAACTGCGTTCTCTCCGACGGGGTGGTGCTCAAAATACATGTGGCGTAAGATAGAATTGTCAAAGTCCGCGCCGTTCCCCCACATTTTTAACTCGTCTCGGCCCTCGCCCGCTTCATTTAAACCTTCGTCAATGAACCACTCAAATTCCCCAAAGAATTCGGCCATTAAAAGTTTCTTCTTTTTGCCGTCCCAAAAGACCGCCCTTGCCGCCTCGCTTTGCTTGAACCACCACGCAAGGGTCGACGCCGTAAAGGTCCGCCCAAGCTTTTGTTGTTCGCCTATGTCGAAGTAACAAAGAAACTTTGAATGAATGCCCTCGTTGTTAAACAGGCACGCCCCGAGTGACACGACAATCGAGTCTTGGGTGTTCCCGAGGGTTTCAAAATCTATCATGCAATTCATTATGCATTCCCACCGATTAATTCAAAGACTTCCGCGTAGTTTTCAGGTGCTAAGTCGGCCACTTTTTTGGCTTTAAACTTACCTAAAACCCCAAACGCTTTTTCTTTGCCTTCGGCTTTGGCGTAAGTAACAAGGGCTTTTTTCAAGTCGTCCTCGGTAAGCTCCGCCGGTACAACTTCGGCTTCGTGAGTCGTTCCGCCGAAGTCGCCTGTTGTGTCCGTTGCTTCCGGTGTGGTTGTCGCGGCCTCTTTAGCCGCTGCGATTTCTGCTTTGGTTCGACGCTTACGCTTTGCCGGCTCTTCGGTTGCGGTTTCAGCGGTCGGTTCGATCTTTGTTGTCGGGGCCGGTTGTTCAAGCTTAGCAGTTCCAACAAGCGCATGGCCCGCCGCAATGAATGCCATTCCAATTCTTTTTACCATGTCTTCATTTGTCATTTTTCAATTCCTTTTTTAGTTGTTTAATTTCATTTCTCATTAAAATAATTTGGCTCATTAAAAAAATATTGATTGGGGGTTGCTTACCCTTTTGTTCTTTGGGTTGACTCTCTTCAAAGGTTGCAAACTCTTCAAAGAATTGGTCGAACTCATTTTGTTGTTCTTCAGTTTCAAATTGTTTTCGCCAACCCTTAATCATTACAACCCTCGATTATCCATTGACGGACACGTTCAAAAATCCCCGTTGTTTGTTCCGACGCAACGTCGCTTCGCTTGAACATTATTTTCTTAAAGCAATTCGCGCAAACGTCGGCAACCTCTGGACTCTTCAGTTGTGGGATTAGTTCCCGGAACCCGTGCAATTCGTGTTCGCCAATCCCAACAATGGTGTTAATACCTTTGGTAAAAATCCCCCGTGCCTTAAAGCGGTCGCCGCAAACATCACACCTTAAAATAATCATTCCAAAACCTCGTCAATGTTTTCTTGTTTCTTTAAAACCTTTTTCAAAATTCGTTCGTTGAGACTCCCCTTTTGAACTAAGAACTCAACTAGGACGTGGTTCTTTTGTCCAATCCTATGAACCCGGTCCATTACTTGTTCGTTCTCGCCGGGGACGTAACTCGGCTCGGCGAAAATAACATAACTTGAAGCGTGTAAAGTAAGCCCGACGCCGGCGGCGGTGATGCTTCCTAAAAAGACTCGCGTCCCTTTATTCCCCTGAAAACATTCAACCGCACGCCCGCGTAAGGCCGAAGGCGTGGACCCTCGAATTTCAACCAATCCAAACTCACTTAGACCCTCTTTTATTATGTCCAATACTTCCGTGTGATGGGCATAGACTAAAATTTTGTCATGCCCGCACTCAAGCTGGGTTTTAACGTAGTCCACAACAAAAGGGGCCGAGGCAACGCCGAGTTCTCTTCGATGAGTTGCAAGGTGTTCAAACTCGACGTCATTTGTCCGGTGCCCTTTGAGTTCTTCAAGGTTAAAATCTTTGTATTCGTTAGCTAATTTTTTTGTCTTTGGGTCGGTGTTTAAATACACAACCGAAATAGTTTTGTCGGGAAGGTCTTTTAGGACGTCCTTTTTCTTCCTTCGAACCATGTAACCGGAACGCAAGCGACGCCCAAGTTCGGGCAAGTTACTTGCACCACTAAAGTTCCAACCAAAAGTTGATTTATGTCCGGCGCAATATTTCAAACCGTAACTAAAGTAAGTGGCGTGGTTTATCAATTCAGGTTTGAAAGTTTTTATGGCCGGGTACATTTCAATTGGACGGTTAACAAGTGGCGTCCCCGAAATGCAATGGGACTTTTTAACCTTACTTCGCAAGCCGTTCTTAGCCAAAACATGTTTGGTTCTTTTTGCTTTTGGATTTTTTAAGAAATGGAATTCGTCGAGAACCATTAAGCTATAATCAAAGTTAGCTAAGACTTGTTTTATGTAATTGAGGTTTGAAGCGAGACCATAACTCATAATTAAAAAGTTGGCTTCGTGAATGCGGTCGACATTCTTACGACTTAAAACCATTATGTTGCCGGGGTTTAAGTGCCAAGCATTTAAGTGAGTTTCCCACACGCTTGTTATGGAAGCGGGACATAAAATAAGAGCGCGGTCAATTCCGTCGTAATTCATAACGCCAATGCTTTGGACCGTTTTACCAAGACCCGGTGGGTCACCGAATAAAACATGTTCGGCAAGGCTTGCGTAAAGCACGCCGGCGCGTTGAAAGGGGAAATAGTCCATTCCTTCGGGCGCCGGCACAACCACGTCGGCGTCGGTTGCCCTTGACAACTTTAACATAAAGTCGCTTTTATTATTGTCGTCTAGCATCTCTGCTTTAATCATACGTTGAAAGTCCCCTACAATTTTTGTGTTGTCATAATTACAAATAAAACATAGGCTTTGGCAACAATTAAATTTCACTATTTTGTGGGGGCAACGTGACATTATCAGATTTCATAGAACAGGTCGGCGCGTCAACTTTGGCGGACAAACTCGAGACGTCCGAGTCGAACGTATACTCTTGGAAGCGCCTTGAATCGGTCCCTAGGCCCCAAATGGCTTACTATATAATAAAGGCGAGTCTTGACTCGGTAACTTGGGCTTCGATTTACGAGCCTTACGCAAAGGCAAAGATTAAGGAAGAGAACGCAAAAACCAAACGTAAAAAGACTACTAGATAAACGGGGCTCTAAGTGCAAGATAAACGGACTTTACAAAGCATTCTTGAGACTTACGTTAAGCGTGGGTTCTATTTGTTCCCGGTAAGCGGGTCGTCGAAAAAGCCTGTCTTTAAGGACAACTTAAACAGGGCTTCAAAAGATATTAAAGAATTAATGGGTTGGGTCAACAAATATCCTAATTGCGGTTGGGCGTTGAGCTTAGCGAAGTCTGGGTTGTGGGCGGTTGACGTCGACACCCGTCACTCGGGCATGGAAGTTTGGACCGGCTTAATAGAAACACACGGCGAAATTGAAACACTTGTTCAAGAGACGGGGTCTAAAGGACTTCATTACATTTTCAAACACGACGGCAAAATGAAACTCAAAGGAAAAATCCGTCGTGGCATCGACATAAAACACAACGGTTATGTTATCTTGTACCCGACTGTTAACGCTGCGGGGAACCAATACGTTTGGAAGGGTTTCAAAACTAGGAAGGCCATTAAAGCGCCGACTTGGGTCATTGATCTTTGCGAGAAAATTGCCAACGAAAAACCTAAAGAGTCTTTAAATTTTAAACTCGGTAATGATTACTTAAAAAAACTTGTTGAAGAGCTCAAGAAATTTGACCTTGGTTATGACGATTGGCTCGGCGCGGGAATGGCTTTGCATAAAGCGACCGAGGGAAGCGGGGAAGGCTTAGACCTTTACTTAGACTTAACTCAAGGTGAAAGTTTCCAAGAGGGCGACATTGAAAAAGCCCAAGATAAATGGTCGTCGTTCTCTCTTAACAATGACGATGGGATAACCGAGCGAACACTTACTTTTTTAATTAGAAACAAGGGTGGGATTGTCCCAAACCCTAGTTTTGAGTCCGATATACGGGTTTTCAGAGAACGTCAAGCATCGGCCATTTTAAACGAAGCTGAAACCAATCCGGGGTGGTTTAAAGAGGGTCAAAAGCAAGTTGCCGTTCACCCCGAATTTATTATTGACGACTTAACTAAAAAAGGTTTTGCTTTCCTTAGTAGTGGTGGCGATGCCCCCATACTTAGTCTTCGGAAGGGGTCCGAAGGTGAAAAAGAAGTGAAGACCATGAGACTTAACGCCTTCCAAACTTTAGTGGCCCCTTATTTTTTCAAATATTACAAACAACTTGCAAGTGGTGAAAGTCGAGCGGCTTACATTCCGGCAAGTAAAGTTTGGTTAGAAAGTTACCAAAGAAAAAGTTTCGACAAAATTGTTTTTAAACCAATTGCAAAAGATAACGAACTTAATTTGTGGTCGGACATTCCATGCCACGCAATACCGGGCGACATTACCACCTTCCTATTATTCATTGAACAATGTTTATGTGACGGCAACAACTTCCAAGCCGAGTGGCTTTTGGATTGGCTTGCCCACTTAGTTCAAAAACCTTCAGAGAAATCAACTCTTGTTCCCGTTCTCATAGGGGACGAAGGAACCGGGAAGGGCTTACTTGCCGACGGTATTATGGGCAACATTCTAGGGTCCTTTTACAATAAGATTATGACCGCTCAAGTTTTAAAAGAAAAATTCAACGTTGAACAGACAAAGAAGTTTTTAACATTTATTGACGAAGCCACTTGGCGCGGTGACAAAGTCGAGGACGGTATTCTGAAAGGTTTAACCGGTTCCGACGTAATGGCCGTCGAAGAGAAGTTTGGCGGGCGATACAATATTGAAAACTATTCTAGGTACATGATTGCAAGTAACAACGAAGAAGCCGTGGCCGTTGGTCGCTCAAATAGGCGTTACATGGTAATCGAATGCTCAAAAGACTTTGCCGGTAACACAACTTACTTTAAACCGCTTTGGGATGGGATTAAAAAAGGCAAACTTGTAAATCAAGTCTTTGACTTCTTAATGAAACGCGACATTTCAAAGTTCGACCCATTCTTATTACCTAAAAACCCGACCGCCGGGCGGACTGCAAAGGTCGCTTCGGAAGGTGTTGTCGCAATGTTTTGGGACGATGTGTTTTTTGAAAGTCCAAGAGAGTTTTTCTTAGACGGTGAGTTCTTACTAAGGGAAGTGGTTTATCAAGAGTTCTTAGCCTTTGCCCAAGAGTCTAAAACATACGAGAAGAACTTAAGCCGCTCGAACTTTTGGCGAAGGACTCACAAACTCATGCCCGTGTTGCCGAGCCGCGGCAATAGGCATAGGGTGAGCGATGGGAAGGGTAACCGCCCGACCTCAACAAAGACCGACGTTGAAGCCTTAGCGGTGAGTTTTAGCGATACCCTATGCATTGAAGCGCCGCTCGACATAGAACCACTTGAATATTTCTTAGATCAAGAATTTAATGAATTACATTAAGGGAAAGCATTATGAACGACCACGACATAATTTTAATTTCGGGCAAACAAGGCTCGGGCAAAACAACAACGGCAAGTGAAATAGAATTTCAACTAGAAAAACTCGGTAATTACCAAGTTGTTCAATTGGCTTTTGCACAAATTATTTATGAAATGCATGACGCTGTTCGCGACATTGGCGTTCATTACGGCATTGAAAAAGTCGAACCAAAAGACGGTAAGCTTTTGCAGTTACTAGGCACCGAATGGGGCCGCTCAATGGACAAAGACATTTGGGTTAAGGCAATCCAACACAATGTTAATTACTATTTGACCCGCTTTAGTGGGGATAAAAGTATTGTTTTTATTATTAGTGATTGCCGTTTTGAAAACGAAATAACGTCCTTCCGAAATGCCTTAACAGTTCGTTTGCAATGCCCAAGTGGTGCAAGGCAAGAGCGTTGTTCTCAATGGCGGGAAAATGAAGAACACCCTTCAGAAATTGCATTGGATGAGTGGGAAACAAAAGGGTGTTTTGATTTAACTTTTGACTCTTTTAGAGTGCCGGCTAAAGATATTGCCGGAACAATCATTCGCAATCTTAAATAGGTCCCTAGGGGACCGTCCGCCGCCGGGTTAAAAAGCGCCATGGCGCACGACGCTTCCGGTTGAGATAAATGTCCACGGCGGGCGGTTTTTATTAAGTGCGTTACAAATTAAAATAAATTCTTGCACGTTTAAATTAAGTGCGGTTCACTTTACTTGTTTCTTCCTGCAACGTTTAACAGAACGCCTTCGGGCACTACGTTCAACCGGCAAAGATTTTGGGTGATAATCAGGTAAGCCCCAGACTCCGGCTAAGTGGGGCACTCTCAGGTTTGTTAATGACCAATTGGACTTAGTTAAAATTGACTTCAAATAGCTCGGTTCCGTACCGGGCTTTTTGTTTTTAAGAGACCTTCTTAATTGCATCTTTTACAACATGGTCGGGGAATTCAATCCGGCATTCCATGGCGGGCCCAACAAACCTATAACCTTTACGGAGTTTTTCAGAAATTTTCTTTGTTACTTCTCGCGCCAAGTAACCATGGGCCGACATTCTTTTGCCGTCAATCTTACCCCAATGGACTGAAAACGTTTTGCTCGGAACGTTGAAAGTTACCTCATAGAATTTTGAAGAGCCCGTAACACCGGCTTTGGAGTCTACAAGTTCATAACGTCCTAATTTTTTCATTTCGTAACTTCCAGTTGTAAACAATGTTGGAAGGCGTCGGCCAATCGACCGCGAACTTGTAATAAAATTTCGTAAAGGTCGGCTTCGCAAACTTCAATTAATAGGTTGTCAAAGTCCAAACGGGACGCCTTTTTAAAAGAGTTCCGAGGGACAATTTTAACGGTCACTTGGTTCATAACGTCTAAGATTTCGTGGTGTTCGTCTTCAGTGGCACAAAGGGCGGACGACAAAAACATTGAACAATGTTGAATTTCGTCGGCAATGGCTCGTTCTTCGGGTGTTTGTTGTTTTACTTCGACTATTAATTTGAATTTCTCGATTGCGGTCATTTGAACCCCTTGGTTTGTTGTTTGTTTGGCACCCTTAGAATACCAAAAACACCCCTAAAAGGCCCACCTTTTTTGTGTTAATGTATTTAACTGAGACATAAAAAAGGCCCGGCCCCTTCCGCTAAGTTAAGGACCGAGCCAACCCATGTTGTCGCCAAACAAACGTGGGGTCAAACTTACTTAAATTATTAGGCCCAATGTTCGTCCTTAATTATGAGCTCTGATTCTTTTGGAAGTTTAAGTTCTTTACAAGTAGAATACCGAGGGTCGGACCAACACGTTTCCCGGTCGTCGGTTTCACTCGAAGAGTTTTCTGTTGCAACTTTACGGGCTTCATTGGGGCTTTTTGCGGCCACAACCATGCCGAAACATTTGTCATACCAAGGTTCCCACGGGTTCTCGTCGTCAAGTAACCCTTCTATTGGTCGTAGAATATAAAATTTCATTTGAACACCTCGTCTAAAACTTTGTCGAGTCTCTCTTCCAATTCATTCATAGGGCCCAACATAATAGCCATTTTAAGTTTACCCTTGGCGTCGGTCTTTTGAAGAGCCGTTAAAGTCAACTGATTAAGCTCAATGGGTTCGACAGTTATTGAATATCTATTAAGGCCAAAGAACGGGTCGTCGGGGTTGAGCCCACCACTATAACCACAAACGGCGTTGAAAATGTAAGCGGCGGTGTCAACTGGGCCGGCGCCCATTGGAATAGCTAAATTCACGACAAAGTTTCTTAATTTCATTTTATTTTCCCCGCTTCAACTAATTTTACCGCAAAATCGTGTCCCTTTTCGGCCTCTTCCCAAGTTGCAAAACGCTCTTGGTATTCGTCTTCTTTTGTACCTAAAACCATTGTTTCAAAAAGCAATGGCGGTCCTTCATTGTAAAAGTTATGATCTATTCCTAAGAAAATAGTTGAAATTAAATAAATCCCAACTTCCGTCTTCCCGACAATGCGGTCATGCGACCTGAAAAACTCGCCCCACTCTTCAATGCTCTTGGCCTCGACAATCTTTTTATTTTCAAGTTTAAAATAAAGTATTTTTCGTTCCATCCAAATTTCCTTTTTGCCGGGTTTGCGGTCGTAAGCGTTGTTGGTTCGGTGCAATGCTTTGTTGAGTCTTTTTTCAATTTCGTCTTTTAGCCCCATGGCGCATTTGTCGTCGTGTTCACCGCGCATTACTTCAGAAAACAAGTCGTCGGCAACTTTTTTTATTGTTCGTTTCATTTTGTCCTTCCCGTGCCGAGTGTTTAAGAGCGCCATTACAGTTCCCTCTTAAGTAGGTCTTTAATGCGAACAACTAAGTCCGTCTTTGGCACCACAAAAGTTTCAATAACAATTTTGGTCGCAAGACTTTCGAGTTCGTCGTCCTTTGGTAAGTGCCGTTGTTCGCGTACTCTGAAGTCTTCGAGTCCCTCATTGACAACGTATTGGAACGAGCATTTGAGCTCTTGGATTTGTGAGTTGTCGAGTGCAAGGTTACGAAACCCAACTAAGTTTTCGAATGAACTTTCGAGTGCTGTAACAATAACGTTGGCCTTTTTAGCGCGGTTGTTTTTACGGTAAGCCGTTGCATAAAAACCGGCGGCTTGTTTTTTAAGTTGTTTGCGTTCAATATATTTCATTGAGGGCCTTCAAACGTTTCGAGTCTTTGTTCAAGCCGGGCAATGAGTTTAAGGTCGGCGCTTGGCCGCTTATACCACTCACCAACCTTTTTAAGTTCATAGTTTTTGTAACCTAGTATGGGCGCAATGTCGCCCACCGGGACAATCACTATTTGTTTGTTGTGGTGGGTGAACCTGTTAAGACGCAAGTCACGCATCCAAGCGCCCCCAACTTCAGACATAAATTCACGGGAATGGAACTTGGCTTGTTCAAAGTTAAAACCAATAAAGAATAATGTTTTCATTTGTTATCCTTCATGTCCTTAACAAATTGTTCAATTTCCGCTTCTCTGGTTGGGCTATTGTGTTCCATTTTAACGATAACGTCATAACCCTCTTCAGTTTGGAAAATCCATTGCGCGATTGGTTTAAAGTTTGTATCCGTAAAATTAACAAAGAGCGCGGTTAAGAATAAATCTAAATGGGTTGTGGGGATTAAAAAACGTCTATGTTTCATAACGCCACCCCCATTTCAGTTCGGCCCGACCCTCGGTATTCCTTAAGGTAATTGGCCAAACACTTTTTACATGTCGATTGGAAACCAATCCAACCCATTGGGTTAGTGGTCGTTGGTTTGTACTTCCGAGCTCCAAAGTTTTGTTCCCGCTCCAAGTAACGCTCACACCGGTTGCAATGCCTTAAGCGAACCCCATTGACTAATTGTTCTTTGTCATGCTTACCGACGGCCATTATTTGTTTTCCTTTTTCTACGTTCACACGCTTTACGGTCGAGACATTCGGGATATTGCTTATCGTGGTGAATGCAACCCTCAATGTTTAACTCTTCAGTGAGTCTCATTGTTTCGCACCGGCCGCAGTAAACCCTTTTGATTTTGACGGTTTTGTCTCGCATGGCTTGCCTTGCTTCGGCAAAAGTTGTTGGGTTGATTTCTCGAGACATTATTCAATCCTTCGTTCGCAACCAATACAAAATTTTGGGTTTGGTTGGGTGACAATTGTAGTTGTGCAAGAACAAGGCGGACCTTCCGCAATTTCGTGTTCTTCTACCAACCTCGACCACCGCTCAACGTGGGCCTTAACCATTTCAAAGTTAAGAAGTAAAACTTCCCCGTTTTGAATAGTGGCGTCCAACCGATCAAAAAGTTCTTCGTCACTTTCAATCATTTCGCCCCCATTTTGTTAATTGCTTTAATAAGTGGGGTAATGTCCATTTTACCAAATACCGCCGAAATCCGTCCGTCTTGGAGCATTTTGGGGTCAAGGTCACTTTCCCCCGTAAAAAGGATTATGGGCGCTTGTAAGCCATTCTCGCGGGCTAGGACCGAGAACGTGAGCCCGTCCATTGTCGGCATGTTGACGTCACTTATAATAGCGTCAAAATCCGAGCGGCTAAGCTCTTCAAGAGCTAACGCCCCGTTCACCACATGACTTACGGTGTGGTCATGCTGTTCTAATAGGCCGGTAAGCCCTTCGGCAATGTCTTGATTGTCTTCAACGATTAATAGTTTCATTTGGAACCCCTTCGTTTGTTCGTTTGGCGCAACTTTATTGTAACACAAAAAACATAGACCTCAGCGATTTTCAAGCGCCTGTTTAGGATTGAATCATTTTTTGTAGTTTTTACACGACTGTTAAGGAATTGTTAATTTTTGCGATATTAGTGATTTTAGCGATATTAGTGATTTTAGTGATATTAGAGTTCTAGTAAGCGCTTTTAAGCGCCTTTTACCAAAAGCGCGGTTAAAATTATGTGGGTTACAAGGGGTCATAAGGTTTAAAGCTTGTAGCCCACTAAAAGTTTAATGATATTATATAATTGGGTCATTGGGTTACTTGGGTTACTTACTTTTAGAATTTACAGGTAAGAAAAAGACTAACTATTTGACGTACATTGAAATTAGGAATGGCAAACGTTGTGACTTTTTTATTCTATATAGATTTCTGAAACCATGTCACCCAAGGCCCCCTTGTAACCCACTTGAGCTATTGACAGATTTAAAATTTTAGCTTACCCTTGAGCGCATACGCTCTAAGGGTAACTGATAACGTTAAATTTAAGTTTGGGCACAAGGTTGCATTACCAACGAGCGCGTCATAAACGAAAAACCAAAAACATTTTTATTAATTTTAGTTAAAACGCTTCCAGTTTTTTGGCAAAAACGCCGAATTTTAACTTTTTAAGTTAGTTTTAAGTCCGTTTTAACTGCTAAATTTATGGGATAAATCCATTTTTGGCTTACCCTACAAATTTGTAGGATAAACAATTGCAATGTCGACAATCAAATGATTATTGAGTTACCTTTATTGGCATTGGGGGATTTATGGCGAAGAAAAAGAAAAAAGTTCAAAAGAAGAGTCGTGCTCAAGGTGGTAAGGCGGCCCGAGCTAAAGGCCATGGCTTTGAGCGATTTTGTGCTATTAAATTGAGACCACTATACCCGGACGTCAAAAGGCACCTCGAGAACCAAAAACAAGAGGCGTTAGGTTTTGACCTCGACAACACCGGCCCAATTAAGTTCCAATGCAAAGCCAAAGTAAAATATTCGCCGATTACCGCTATTGAGGAAGTGCAATGCTCCAAAGGGGACATTCCGGCATTAATAACTAAGGGCGACAATCAAAGGCCGGTTGTTTGCTTTTACCTCGACGACTTCATTAAGATATTGGGCGACGTCGGGGAAGCATTTATTGGGGTTAAACCGATTACTAAAGATGATTTTTAATTTATGCGGCGCAAAAAGAAGAAACGTGCACAACAATTCTTTGGGGGGTACGGCCCCCACGCCGCACCTTGTAAAGGAATAATGACATGAGCACAAAAAAGAGGCGTGGGCGCCCAAAGTTGGAAGGCGAGAAGAAAATAACTCGGTCCATTCGAATGAAACCTTCCATAATCACTAGAATTGAAGAAAAATGGGTTACAGTACAAAAATGGATTGATTTTAACGTTAAAAAAGACATAGGGGGGCCGAATGGCACTGGGAACGAAGAAGAAAAAGAAAAATGACGAAAAAGCGGTTAATGAAGAGAACCGAACCATTTCAGACAAAGGCGCTAAAGAGAGTGTTGTTGTTAATGAGTCAATGACTCGCAAAGCGGGTGAGCCATTGTCTGTTTGGAAGAAACGAACGGGCATTGACAAAGAAGAGGCCAAACAGGTTAAAGCCAAAGCCAAAGAAGACGCCAAAGCATTGGCAAAATTGCAACAAGAGCGATTGGCTAAGAATGAAAAAGCCCGTAAAGCAAACCAACCAAAGCCGGCTAAGAAATAATGCGTTTATTATTAATTTTATTATTTTGTTGTCCACTTACCGCTTGCGCAATGGGGCGGACTGTTAAGGGGTCGGTTAAAGACTTGCAAACACTTAAAACCGAATGTGACAACTTACAAATTGAGTTAGACTCATTAGGTGCTAAGAAGTGGACTAAGGTCATCGACAACAAAGTCAAAGCCTGTAAAGACCATGGTTTTTGGCCTAAAAAACAGCGAAGACCGATCAAAACGTTCTTAGACGACTAATAACTTGGTAAATTTTAATTAACGGGGGTAAACTTTAAATCAATGAGTTCCCCCGACTCATGGACCGCTGGACCTAAATGAAATCGTAAGATTTTGATTGCCCATGGACCCCACAAAGAGGCGGGGTCGGTTGGGACGCCAACCTGATTAAGGGCTTCATTAAAAAGAGGTTTTTACCGAAGGGGTTTTATGTCCATTGATATTTCAATCGAAGACAATTTTGACAACCTTGAAGGTTACTTAGACGACCTAAAAGCCGATGCCGCCGTCAAGGCCGTGCATTTTTCTATAAATCGGACTCTTTTAACCCTTCGTGAACGTTCCGTTCAACGAATAAAAGAGCGTTTGAGTGTTAAAACCGGAGTGTTAAAAAGCAAACACCTAGTGATTAATAAAGCTAAATTAGGGGGTTTAGGGTTCCACACTATGAAGGGTGAAATTCTTTACAATACAACCCCCATACCTATGATTGAGTTCATTTCGGGGGCCCAACAAAAGCGTTCACAAAAGGGCGTTGCAGTCTCTAAGCGTAAGCCCTTAAAGGCCCGTATCCGGCCCGGTAAGACTGTCACCCTTAAGCATGCCTTCATTGCTACAGTACATAGTAAACAGGTGTTTAAGAGGCGTGACACGTCTTCAAGGCGTGTAAAGAAGCAAGGCATAGTAAGTGTGGGCTTTATATTTAAGAAGCCTCTTATTAGGAATGAGCTACAACTATTAGGTGGTAAGCGATTCACTGAGCTATTTGTAAGAGAGTATCGACGGCGTATAGTACAATCTGCTAAGAGACGCAATGCTAAAATGAGAACAAGGCGCTAATATTAATTATATCTATGATTGATACATCTATACATAGGGCAATCCTATGGCATATAGGCGAGTACCTAATAGATTAGATGTTAGAATCAATACAATCCACATCATATCGAAAATTATACACCAGCACTAATACATGCGATTAGAGCTGTACTATCAATAGATTCGTTTTCTCGGGGTCCTTCCTTCGTTCTAAGGGGATCGGGCG